CAAATTCTACATCTTCTGTAACTGACTTAAACTTTTCAATTTCGGTTTCTGTTAAATCTGAAGTAGCTTCAGAGATAACAATTTGTCGAGTTAGAGTTGAATTTTCCTCTTTAAGAGACACAGAGTCTTCTAAAGATTTATTTACTTTCTCTTCTAATTCGGCAATTTTTTCTGATTGTGCTTCTAGCACATCATATTTTTCGTCTGGAACATCAACGTAATGATCTTCGAACAATTGTTTTAGACCAGCAATGAAGTCTTCAGCGATTTCACCCTTGAGACCACGCTCAATTGCTAATTCGTTTTCTTTCATCCACTCTTCTACAACATAGTTGAGGTAAGAATCAATCTTGTCAGTTAATTCTGACTTAACTGCTTCTGTACTTTCAACAAGTTCTTGATCGTAAGCGTCTTGCATGCGGTCAATTTCTCCACGCACTTTAGACTTTACTGCTGATTCGAAGATAGTTGCTGCTTTAGACTTAAATTCTTCAGAAAGGTCACCTTCGCCATTCATAAGTGCATCAACATCATCACTGACATCAATAGACTTAATTCTAGCATCGACTGCTTCTGCTTTCATTTTTGCCTTTTCTGCTACATCTTCTTCGTCTTCTTCGTCATCCATGTCCATTTCTTTCATATAAGAAGCATAAAGTTTTTCCATCTGATCTTTAGGCATATCTTTCATTGCCTTCAGCATTTCTTTTTGCATCTCATCTTTGGACATTTCAGAACAAGAACCTTCTTCAAGAGTATCAACAGAATCAACTACATCTTCATCTTCTTTGATTTTATCCATAGAATCAGGTTTTCCTTCACCTTTTTGTGCAGCATCACCAGTGACTTCTTTAGATTTTGGTTTTTTGACTTTTTGAGTAGGGGAAACTACAGCAGGACCAGTGTCTTCGACACCACCAGATGTTTTATCATCGATCTTGTCTGCCTTATCAGCAGGAGCAGCACCCTTCTTAGGAGCATCGGCACCATTTGCTTCTTCAAGCTCTTGGATTACTTCTGCTTCTAATTCCTCAATAGATCTATCTAACTCATTATCCATTGGAATTATCTCCTAATTAGTTGTTTAACATATATTTATAAATTAAAGCATTTTAAGAAATTTAGCAAATTCTAATGCTTCTTCTAATGCTTGTTTTTTACGGACTTTAGCGTCAATACGATCCTTTGCTTTCGCAAGTTCCGATTCAACTAAAGCACCATGATCCCATACCCATTCCTTACCTTCCATAATACCCTCAACGAAAGCACTAGGTGCTGAAGGATCTGCAACAATATCTGCTGCAGTTGCTAGGTAGAAATCATTTCTCACATAGTTAGCTCCATTCTTCTGGTCTAAACTTCCCATACCTCTGGATGATACACCGAGTTTCGCACCCTCATCCATAAGATTCTTTACAATATTACCCATTGGTGTGCCAAGGATCTTTGCCTCACCAATAAAGTTCTTTCCATCTGGATATAGAGCAGTAATCATATGACTTGCTCTTTCCAAATTAACTGTTGGACCATCTGGATGACCTAATTCACCAAATGCTCTTTTTTCTGAGATATACTCTTTGTTATATCTTTTTACTTCTTTGTTTAATATCTCCATAGGATATACACGACCATTTCTATTCTTCAGGTCTGCTTGCATGAAGATACCTTTTATCTTGTAGTTCTTCTTACCATCTTCTGTTTCTTCGGTAAGGTATTCTACATTTGCGACTTCTTCTGAAATTAGTTTAATTGCCATTTTTTTATCCTACGAGAGATTATCGTATCCACTCTCTTTTCTAAATTTAAGTACAACAAATCCAGTTCCTGAATCTGAGTTATCTAATACTATGTCGCCAGTTACTCCAGTTCCAGCATTGTTTGCTATGGAAGGAATACCATCACCAAATCCTAATTTACCACTACCATTTAATGATAGTGCTACTACATTCGCATCAGCAACAAATGAAATATTAACATTTACATCTGTACTCCAATGACAACCAACAATTGATAGTCTTGGATCTGTATCAGCACCTGATAATGCAGATGCGTCTACTATTGATTCAGCACTATTAGTAGCACTGAATGTGACTTTAACAATGTGTTCAAAGTCAGAATCTTTTATAGTTTGTAATACCTTTGCCATCTATTTATAATCCTAATGTTATAACGATGTAAATCCAGCAGATTTTCTCATTCTTAAGATGACATAACCCGTGCATGCTGCGTCATTTTCAAAATAAATGTCACCATCTACTCCAGTACCAGCATTGTTTGTTATTGATGGTGCTCCATCAGCAAAACCATAACTGCCATTACCATCTAATGACAAAGCAACAACATTTGTTGTGGCATTAAATTCTATATCTAAAGGAGAACTTAAAGACCATTTACAACCAACAATATCAACTCTATCACTACCATCATCGGCAGCAGAATCAAATTCACCAACATCTATTACTTTAAGTGCTGTACCATTTGTTCCTGTGACAATAGTCTTAGTGACAATTTCAAAATCAGAGTCTACTAATGTCTGCGTTGTATATGCCATTTGTTATCCTTAAATTGATAAAACTTCTCGTTCAAAATAACTTGTGAGTTCTTTTTCTGTAACTCTATGTTTTTTTGAAACGTCACGAAGTGTCTTTTCGAAGTTATTTAGTATATTTAGTGACTTAGCAGAGTCCATTAGCGTAAAAATCTCATCTACTGCCTTTTTCATCTTAGGAGATAACTTTTTGTACTCCTTAGATTTCTTATGCTCATTCTTTTCATTAACAGATGAGTAATATTCACCAAAATTAAGAATCATCTTCCCCACTCTCAACAGGTGTTTTAACAAAAGAGTTTGCTACTTCAACTCTTTTAGTTTCTAACGAAGATCCAACTTTCGTAGACATAACATCGTTAAATGCTTTTTCTGCTTCTAAGTTATCACCTTTGTGTAGTGCGTCAATCATATCTCTTGTATTTGCCATTATAATTCTCCGTCTTCTTGATTATCTTCAGATTCGTCTTCTAATTGACTTGCCATTTCTTCAATCTCTGAATCTGTCATTTGTAAAACATTTTTCTGTACCCACTTCTTACTAAAGAACTGACCAATGTATGGTTCAAT